TATGTACTGGTTGACCCACTTCTGCCACCAGGGCAAGGATTCGCGCTGTGAAGGTGGCAGCTGGTTCGGGTCAACATAAGGTATCTGGTGTAATACTTGCGAGATTCTACCTTCCGGGGTGTCGGGGTATTTCATTTTATTCCAAACGAGAGTGGGCTTAACAGTAATGGCCTTGATCAATTCTTGATCTTCTGGGTTTGCCAGTGAAAAGGCTAACGTGGAGAATGTGTCCATAGCCTGCTTGTCTTGGGCGGCCTTTTGTCTCCTGGAATTTTCTGCCGGGTCTGGGGTCCATTCATAGCTTGCGGTCGGCAATGACTGGGACAGCTGGAAATATGAATCGGATTCATATGCACCAGAAGATTCGAGCTGTCTTCGGAAGTCATCGAAAGGGGCAGAACCAATCCCGCCTCCTGGGTTTACAACAGGGGGAGTTTCACCTGTCTCTGGTGGAGTACTTGGGGGGGGAAGGTCGAAGTCTATATCACCAGGCGGTTGAGTATTGCCGCCGCCGGTTGGGGGCGGGGTGCTCCCTACTGGGGTGTAGCCACTTCCGGTTGGGGTTGAAATGCCGCTTCCCCACGTCATATCAACATTATAAAGAGAGTTTAACATCTCCATTTGGCTTTGAGTGGAGCGGTTCAATATGTTTATCGCGCGGATTTTGGCGGTCTCATCCATGATGCTGTCGGCTGTCTGCTGGATCTCCAGGTATTTCTTCTGGTATTCCTGCTGGATGCCGGATGCGAGCTTGGTATATGATTCCTTATCCTGGGTCGCGGTGGCGCTGCCTTGCTTGAATTGTTCAAGCTCAAGTGCCTGTCTCGCATCCTGGGCCGAAAGCCCGGAGCTTACTTCGCCCCGGAATCCCTCTATGGTCCCGAGCTGTCTGGCCTCCTGGGCCGATTGTCCGGCTGTCCCGTAGGTCTGGGCGTCCTGCTGGGCGATTGCCAGTCCTGCCCTGATCGCCTCACGCTCTCCCGCTCCCGCCGCGATACTGGAGTTCTGCAAGTTTCTTGACGCGGCATAACCGGCTGTTGATTGGCGGGCCTGCTCTATATACTTGCTGTTGCCGCCCAAGAGATTGTTTAATCTCCCCTCCACCGTTTCGTCGGCTGTGATTGCTCTCGGCTCTACCGTTGGCGGTACAGGGGGGATATACCCATTCGCGCCCTCTGAATTAACGGTGGGGCTGCCGACCTCATTCATACTGTTCCCAATGTAATTATCAGCGTTCGGGTCGGTATACATTGTGCCGCCCGGGTTGATGCCGCCGTACTGCCCGCTTTGACCTGGAATAGATGGGATGCCGGGGAAACCATTAGAAGCGGAAACTTTGTCAACATATGGTTTTACGGTCATGGTGGTCTTTGGGGGCTCGGGAGGCACGAATCCTTTTTCGCTTGCTGGAATTTCAATGAATCCTGGAGTTTCTGCCATAATACCCCCTAAAATTTAACCTTAATTCCAAGATTGTAGTTATTGCCAATTGCGATAGCCTCAACGGCTACGACTCCGGTTTGGTAATAGCGGAGATAAGGCTCTGGTAAAACTCTATGGATAACGGTGTTTACAACCAAGCAAGTAGCAAAATAACCGTTTACTCGCCCATCACCTGGATGTTCCCCAAGATATATGTTTGTCTCATACCACCCCTGATCTGGGCTTCTGGGTATTTGCCTGGTTTGTGACCAGTCGGCGATAAGCAGAGCATCAGTTGCCGCCTCCAGCGCAGTGAATTTTTGGCTACACCCGCAAATCAATAGAAAGATTAGAGGGATTATTTTCATGTAATTGCCGCCTTCTTTGCTGCCCTTACCGTTTCTAGTTCTGTTCTTACCGCCGAGATATCATCTACTATTTCGGCGGTGTCGCCTGGGTTATCGTTTCCGTTGGTTTTATCGATAACCCCAGATGCAACCAATTTATTTTCATCGCTGATCGGGAACAGTGAAATATAATTACCAGCTGAGTCCTCTCCTTGGCAGGAAAAACGGGAAACCTTTGTAATATCGAAGCCGCACCCGGCCCAGTCTATTTTACCGCTTTTCTCTGGAAATAACCCACGAACAGGGCAGTTCACTAATTTCAAGTATTTCATATTCTATGTCTCCTTTTATTTTACCCCGCCTATCCCGGCAGGGTCATTCAGTGGCGCAGCAACCCCGGCTCCCGATAGGTTGGCTAGGGTATCGGGGTCTAGTTCGTATAACTTACCCGATGTACCACTACAATGATAAAGGCGATCTATCGTTCCGCCTATACCTCCTGGATCAAGTGCTGGCGCAGCAACCCCGGCTCCCGATAGGTTGGCTAGGGTATCGGGGTCTAGTTCGTATAACTTGTCGGAGAGGATGTCGCAGTGAAAAAGCCGGTCTAGTGTACCACCTATCCCAGCTGGAACAGAGCTGGGGGTTGAGGTCCCTAACCCCGATAAGTTAGCAAGAGTATCAAGGTCTCGCTCATATGCCTTGTCAGTATTATTATCTGTCTGATACAACCGAGAAAGAACTCCTCCTACTCCATATAGATTGGGTCCAACTGAGGCAACCCCGGCTCCCGATAGGTTGGCTAGGGTATCGGGGTCTAGTTCGTATAACTTGTCAGAGAGAGGATCACCATTGTATAATCTTGATAATACTCCACCTATCCCAGCCGACCCAAGCCCTGGAGCTCCAACCCCAGCTCCTGATAGGTTAGCTAGGGTATCGGGGTCTAGTTCGTATAACTTGTCGGTATAATCACTATGATACAACCGCGAGAGTGGTTTCTCCCAAACAGTCACAGAGTCCATGATGACTTCAGTCAAAGAAATCCCATCCATGATTATAACGTCGGGGTCTGTGCCCCCATCAAACAATATTGTCATGCTGGGCTCGTAATGGTTAAGACCGTGCCGTCAAGGCTGAAGGTCGGCACTGAGGCCGCCGATGCAGCCGCGTTGGTTTCAGCAAGTTCTGCTCCGGCCTGGGCTGTCTCGGCCAGACCCTGGGCCGTCTCGGCGGCGCTAGCGGCGTTCTCGGCATCGGCGGCATACCCGGCCGCCAGCAGAGCATTTGCTCCAGATGCGGCGCTCATGTCAGCCGCAAGCTGAAAGTTGGTGCCGTCATAAATAATTCTTACCATTGCGCCCGCTGCTATATCACCTGCGTCAAGGGCGGTACCATCGCTGTGTTTAATCGCCTTCGCACCCAAGGAATTGACGTTGACGGTTGATGCTCCGGTATTGGCGCTGGTGGCTTTAAAGACTAACTCCATGCCTGCCGCATAGGCCGAGGGTACTGGCGATAGGGTCACCACATATGCGTTCGCGGCCCCGGTATCAGCGGCGTAGGTTGTAGTCCTTTTCAGGATATCGCCATGCCTGGCCGGGTGGGCGTCTGCGGTCGGCGCGACAATCTCAAACACTTCCCCAAAGCCCTTGGTAGTCGGGGCGTCGTCGTCGGCGTTCGGTAGTAACGCTAATGAAGTTTCAAGTGCCTGGAGAATGGCGTTTATCTGCCCCGCTCTGGCCGTGGTTCCTGCGGTCAGGAGCAGGGTTGTATTGTCGAAGTAGTCTTTACCGGCCATTGTTATCTCCTGCGGTTTTTGACTGAATATTCAACTCGTAGTCCATGTAAGGTGTGGGGCTCTTCATATGTCGCATTGTGGATGATGAGCAAACCAAGATTGCGCCCTAGCCCGTCTATATACCCATCTGCTTCCCCAATTGGCGAAGCGCTCCAAACGAAGCTGCCCCAGATTGCTGCATCCCAAAATCCTCCCCCGCCTGTGAAGCTGAAATCTTGCGCTATTGAACTAGGAGCGTCTGAATCAGAATACGCGAAATCAGGGTAAACTGTCAATGATGTGCCTGATTTAGCAGTTAATTCAACCGTTGCCCGGAGGAATCTTTTATTCAGGTTAGGCGACCCGTAATGGTGGAAAGGCAATCTGATCGAGGCTGCAATCTCCGAACCGTCAAAGCTGGTCCCGGAATCAAGCCGGTATAAATATCCGTCCGTTGACCCGAAGAGAAGCACTTCGGTGCCGTCTGAGTTTTCTCCCGACCAGCAGCAGTTTACTTTCACGCCAAGGTCAATAACCGTCGCGCCCTGGAGTTTATGTCCGCGAAAGGTTAAATAAAGCGCTGTGTTATCTTCAAAGAAGACCCGGAATTGGCTCTTCTCCTTGACGACCATCGACGCGGTAACATTACTGGTTCTCTGCTCAAGGTACGGCTGGACCAGGACTGAGACTACATTGTCCTTGAAATCCCCGAACTCTTGCGCTGCCGACAGGGTAGTTATGCCACGGTCGTCGAAGTAGATTGGCTCGGTGAATCCTTGGATGCTACGCTCTATCGCTCCTGATTCAAAGGAATGGCTTGATAATACCCAATCGTCAACTGATGTCCCCTGCAATATAGCGGTTGAGTTGCGCCCGAAAATAGCCATCTGCCCGCCGGGGACTGATTCGAATCCTGTTATCTCGTCACCCAGTCCAATTTCAGCTGCTCCGGTTAAGGCAGAGAATGTAAGTGGTACTCCAAGTGATGAATGTTGCACCGACCCGCCGGAGAATGAATAGAACAGGTGATTCTTATGCGCCTTGACATGCTGCGGGGTGTCGGTAGTCATACCGGTACGGATGAAGATTACCGAAGAACCGTCGAACTGGAACCCGTAACCAACCCCGTTTACCCCGTATAAACACCTAGTTCCTGAGTGGCCGCCGAAGTTGTAGATATCGAACTCGTACAACCCTCCGACGGGCCAAGATACGGCTACCGCTGTTACGGTGACTTCCGCCGAGGTAGTTGGCGAAAGCCTCGTTGTTCTCAGCACATCTCCGACCACGAAAGACCCGTGGTGCGTGGTGTAATGGATCAGCCCTGCCGCGTCCCCGCCTGCCCATGTACCTGAAAGCAGGTCAACGTGGTTTACTGTGCAGGTTGCGCCGGAGGTTAAGCCTATAAGGGTATCACCTGATACAATTGCATTATTTCCTGTGTCAAATTCTATTGTCTCGCCAAGGTCCACTTCGACAAAGCCGTTGGCTGTTGATTTGTGCATTACTGCCGCCGAGCCGTTGTTTCGCCAAGCGTAGTCAACCCCGTTGTAGGTCACGCACCCGAGAATACTGCCGGAACCAGGCACAGCAAGAATATGGCTGCGCCACATCTCGATTGCCGCCCGGATGTAGGTTGTATCGTCGGTATCATTGTCAGCGTTTCTCTCAACAGGCGCGGCCGACAATATGGCGGTTGAAATAAGGCCCATTTACATGAACATCCCAAGTGCGAAGAAATAGCACCTTTCAAGGGTTGGGTCGTTGGTGCCAGTTTCGTTCCTGACGAACAATTCAAGGTAGTCGTCGGTTGCCAGCATCACGTCGCCATGCAGGGCTGTACTCTGAATGTTGGTCGTCCCGTCAGTAGTGCAGATAGTTTCGGTAGAGTCGATAACCGTGCCGTTCTTGGCAAGCTTGAAGTGCAGGATTTGTGCTGCGGCCAGGGCCACACTGACCGAAATGGTGCAGGCGATATGCGAATGGATAGAAGGCTCGCCGGTGTAGGTCAGCCTGCCGCTGGTGGCTACGGTGAACCGGTGCGGGGTGTTGGTCTGGAGTCCACCGGTGTTCCAGTTGGTGACGTAATAAGTATCCGCTGCGGCGATGGTTGTCGCTGCCGGAGTACCGCCTTGATATACCCCCCCGTAGGAAGGATGGACGCTTTCCATCAAGTCCCGTAAATCCTGCGGTGAGATTCCCCCTGCGACGTTATCCGCCAGTAATGTTGCCAGTGCTGTTTTTGTCCGTGCGGTATCAGCCATTATGCGAACCCGTTTGAAAAGCCGCTCGAAAATCCACTCCCGAGCGAGGTTGATTGATCGGAGATAATGTTAATCGTCTCCCCTGACTCGAATACTCCACTCACTCCAGAGACAACCACTTCGGCCACGGCGTCACCTCCCGCCCAAGTCCCTGAAGTAAGGTCAACGCTGACCACATGCCCGTAAGCTCCGGACGTTAGACCCTCAACCCGGTCGCCGGATGCCGGGGTTATTCCGTCGCCTGTGTTTACGGTGAAGATCCAATACGACGCATCTGACGGCAGGCTTTTCCCGTCTGTGCGCTCGAATCCTTCTATTCTGGTGTACCCGCCGAGGTTGCCCTGTTCGTAATTTGTGCAAACTATCAAACGCCCGGGTGGAATATCAATAGGCGGGGTGACCATATCCAGCCCGCCGGTTAACGGGAAGTATTTTTCTTGAACGCTCATTCGGTAATAATCACGTTGTCTTCAGGATAATCGCTGTTGGTACGGACCGATTGGCCTGGCAGTTGCGCGGCCTCCAATTTAACCAGTTCCGCTTCGTAATCTTTTTCGGCTGACTTGTATAAATCCCAATCCTCGTAATATTCGGCGTAGAACATTTTCGCCCGGTAGAGGATGATATTCTCGAAGGTGGCAGGAATCGGGCTGGTATCCGTATTGGCCGCGAGTCTGGTAGGGGCTGAGTAATATGAGGCCCAAACCGTATAGGTATCGTTTGGCGGGCCGACAAAGACCAGGGAGTTATCCGGCTTGATTACTATCCGGTCTGGCTTTACGTTGCTAGCTGTTGCCCCTAGCCGGGCATCACTGTCCAGCCATTCGGAGTAGTCGTATTCTTTTAACTTCACAAATCCAGCTGCACCAGGTGACAGGACAAATCTTTTCCGGTCCCAGGTGATCAGGTCGGTTATCCCCAAGGTCGAAAGAGAATACTCACTGGTCCCGAGAGCCAGGGTAATCACTTGCCCGTCGGTCCTCAAGAAATTCCAGTTCTGATACAGCCCTTGAATCGTAGTGTCGGCGTCGGCAACCCAGTTGACTATCTTCTGGAGTATTCCGGTCTGCCCGGTTACAGCTTGCGGGATGTTCCCGGCTACTCCGGTGACTACAGGGAACTTCTGACACAGTGCAAGGAACGTGCTGCTCATCGCTTATCCCTCAGCAGGTCTTTGATGATCTCGATTATCTTCTCAGGATCGGTTGCCGCCGCGCATTTGGCGGTTCCGGTTTCTTCGTCCCGATTGCAGGTGGCGAAGCCATAATGCAGTTTGTGGCACGGGTAGCAGTCCACTCCATCCGGGATAAGCTGATGGGTGTTGACCCAATGCTTGCCGATATTGTCTTTAGACGAATGGGAGAGCATAAGCACCTTTGGCATTGCCTCGAAAGATACAGCGTTCATCACGCCTGTTTCGGGGCCGATTACCATGTCGCATTGCTGGGCCATGCTTAACGACTCACGGATTGACCACTTGCCGCACTTCCTGATTACCCGCTTTTCGTTGCGCCAGTCATATTCAATGATTGACGACAGCTCATCACCGACCAGGATAAACCTGACATTTTCGTGCTCGTGCAGAACCCTGGCAATAACCATGTCTATATGCGGGTAAACTTTATGGACACTCGACCCGGCGATACTCCACATAATGACAGTATTTTTCAGGCCCAATTTGGCCCGGTACTTTACTGCCCAGCCTTTCTCCTGCTTCGATGGGTAGAACTTTGGAGCAGGATTAAATGGCACTCCGGCGATGGCGTGGGTGGCTTCCATGTAGTTTACGTTCATTACCATGCGTCTGAACTCTTGGGGCCAGCGGTACGCTCTCCGGCCAGGAAGGGCGAGAAGTGAACCCTCTACCGACTCGGACAGGATGACGAACTTTTCAAACTTACTCGACAACAAGGCCCAAAATTTCCAGAGATCGGCATTTGGTATCTGGTTCTTCTCCTGGATCAGGAACTCATCAATGTGCGGATCGTTCCTGACTATTTCCAGCCCTGATGGTTCGGTATTGACGCAGACCGTGTACCCCTGCTCTTTCAAACCGGGCAAGACGCTGGACATCTGGAGCATATCCCCGAAAGCACCGTACCGGGAGACACAGACGGTCTTCCCTTCACGTTTTGGGATATCCTGTTCATCCCATGCTTTCTCGGGGTTTATGCGCGATATTTTCAACTAAGAGCCTCAATCGCCTGATCAATCATCATATCCCTGGTAGAAAACGGGAGCATTACTCGGCCGTTGGTTCGGTTCGCCACATAGTTGCGGACCTCTTCGGCTGTGTAATTGTCATAGAATCCGGGATAAGATCCGGGGTCTTTCTCGATTACCGCCTGCCCGTGGACTTCACCGCCTTCCGGCATCTGGTGGTGTCGGCATCTGGTGGAGCCTTTCTTAGCCGCACCGTTACACTGCGAGCCGTCTGGTTTGCGATATCCGCATCTCATCAGAAGTCAGCCGCGTCATGGAGGGGGAAATCCGTCCCGGTGGTATAGTCGGCGTGCAGTCTGCTCTGCCGGGTGGTGAAGTGCTCGTTATTCGGCTTGCGAGGATCGCCGACCGGGTGCTGATTCGGTGAGCCTAGCGGGATATACCCACATTCCAAGGCGTGTTTGTCGGGTTTCTTCATGGCTTAACTCCTTGTACCGGGGGCTAGAGGATAACCCCTAACCCCCGGCGTGGTTTAACAGATGTTGAAGGACATCCCGTTCTTGCTGACCTTCTCACTCGGGTTTGCCATCGGCTTCTGATCGCTGCCGGTGGTGTCCATGCCCTGAGACTTGGGGGTAGGGCTGATCTTGGACTGCTCGCTCAACCCGGTCTTTACTGAACCGCCGCTTTCTTCTTTCATCTTTGTTCTCCAGTTTTGGTAGATTAGCCTTACTCGCTCCTTGATCTTCTCTTTATCCATGTAGACCGACATGCACACCGGCAGGCCGTATTGGCTGTCCAGCGGGCAATCTTCCCGTTCGTGGATCATCTTGTGGCACGGCGAACATGGCGCGTCTGATTGAATGGAATAATCGTTGATAAAGTGCTTGGTAAGGTTCTCTTTGCTTGAATGGGTTAGAAGCCCAATCTTGGGCGTGTCAAATGCGCCCGCTGCGTTTAATACCCCAGTTTCGGGGGAAATTACGCAGTCAACGGCGCTGGTGATTACCATGGCTTGGCGTGGCCCCCAAACTCGGACCCTGTTCGCCAGCCGTGGGTGGTCGAAGGATAACAGCGTAATGTTGTCGCCCCCGGTCATAAAAACCTTCAGGTCGGGGATTTCGTCAAGAAGCTCTTCTATCACGTCGCTTGAATGCGGGTAGATCTTGTGCCAACTTGACCCGGAGAGTTGCCATAACAGATTGAACGTCCCCTGGTTTTTGAGCTTGAACGCCTGGGTCAAAACCTTCTCTGTTTCCGTGAGGTACAGTTCAGGCTTGCAACCCCGTTCGTCCAGCCCGGCTAATTCCATTGCATAGTCCGCATAGTTCCGGTTAAAGCGTTCATGCCGCTCGCCGTGAGACAAAGACCACAACTCCGGATCTTTATCCTTTTCAAGGAGTAACGTCCGTTCCATGCTCTCGCACAGGTTTATCACCTTGCCGTACCGTTCGCGCATCGAGTCGAAATACTCTTTCAGCTGCGTGGTCGGGATAGCGTAGCGACTTTGGACAATGAACTCATCAATATACGGGTTGCCGTCCAGGACGAATTTGGAATCCGCCGAGCAGTTGGCAATGACGTAATATCCCTGCTCTTTCAGAATCCGGTAGATGGGCGCAACGATGACCATATCGCCAAACCCACCATACCGGACAACAACGACTGTCTTGCTTTTGTCGTACTGCTTTTGCTCTACTTCTCCAGCGGTTTTCCTGAAGATCAGCTCGAAAGAATACTCGTCGTCCTTATCTCTGACGGCGGTCCTCTCCATAAAAAAGCCTTTGGGCATGGCTCCTACGATGTCTTCAGGCAGGAAGTCATGCTTATGGCGCGGATTGGCCCCTTCTTCGCCGATGTTCGGGTAGAGGTGCTTGTGCGGCAGGTACAGGATCAGAACGCCGTCAACCTTGACCAGCCGGCACATCTCAGCGAGCATCCCCTTGAAGTCAATGACATCTTCCAGAAAATGGCTGGAGAATACCACGTCAAAGGATGCGTCGCTGAAAATACCGAGTGAATCAGGGTTGGTTATATCCATCTGGATATTCGCGGCCTCGGACATATAATCCAGCCCAATAGCCTCGCAGCAGACCTTTTCCCCACCACAACCGATGTCAAGGATCTTGCCGCGCAAATACTCGGCGATCCGGTCCCTGACCTTACGCACCTCATTACCGTTGGAGGTTTCGAGCGCCCAGGCCATTAATCGAAGCTCTCCTGGTAGGTAAGGCCAAGCTGTCCGATGGCGCTGTTGGCATCGGAAGCGGTGGTCGTGCTGATGGCGATTACCCGAAGGTAGTCGGTTGCCACCAGGTCCACGTTCATGTCGCTGGCCGACTGCGCAACCGCCAGGGCTGCTTCAGCATTGACGGCCAGGGTGCCGACAGAGGTCGTGTTCTTGTAGAGGTCAAGGGCCAGGGTGTTGCCTGTTCCGGTCTGGGCGGTTTTCACCTGATACTGCAACTTCTTCAGGGTAATGGCCCGCCCGGGGAACCAGGGCTCACAGGTGGTCGTGTGCGCCTTGGTGGCGGCACCGGTCCCGGCCTGGGGGGTCAGGAGCATGGTCGCGGCATCGTTGCCGGTGAACATATGCTTCTGAAGGGTTGTGAATCTCGCGTCATCGTAACTCATATTCGTTCTCCCTTAATGGGGTTGAAGGTTAAGCAGCAGAATCCCAGAGTATGATCCGCGCCTGAGCCGCCTGGGTATGGACCAGCCCGTAACCGAGCAGCGCGTACCAAGCTACGCCACGGCTACGCCCGAAGTCGGTCGGGATCTTGCCCCGGATTTCCTCGGGAATGGCAATGGCCTCGGCTACCGTATCCTCGCCCATGAAGTGGATCATGTCGGAGACTGCATTGGTCCAGGCCGCGTTGGCGGTCGAACCGGTTCCGGCGGCGGCGTTGGTCTGCTCGATGAATCGGCAGCCTTCAAACCGGCCCACTTCACCGTTCATGATCTTGGCGAAGCCGGTTTCAACGTACTGCTTGATCCCTTCCAGGTTGTTCTTCAGGGTCCGGAAAGAACTCGGCCGGCCGATGGCGTAATAATCGCCGCTGGCATAGGCCGGGATGTTCCGTTCCTTCATCAGGTCGATGATGGACTTGACATGCTCCTTGCCCAAAGCGATACCGTTGGTCAGGGTGGCGGTGCCGTTGGTGGTCAGGGTAACGGCTGAAGTATCGGTCCCGGAAGTCGGAACAACCCGAAGCGGGGTGTCATCGAACTTGGACTTCGCGGCCAGGTCGATACTCTTCACTGCGTGGTTTTTGAGTACCTTGCGGATAATCTCCTTAACCGGCTGCTCGGAGAGGTCATCGAGCTTGCCGGTATAGGGAACGCTGCGGCCGAACTCATTGATGGTCAGGGTGCCCTGGGCAATGGTGAAATTGTCTTCCGGCATCACGTCGGTTTCGGCGATTCCGGTCGAACCGGCAGTCCCATCGTCGGAAAGGTCGGAATAGACATTCCAGTGAAACGTCTGGCCCTTGCCCAACCCCTGAAAGGCCGCGTCCTTGGGGTCGCAAAGCTGCCGGTACTTGCAAGCAGGCTGTACGGCGGTCCGCAGTTCTCGGCTCAGGTTGTCTGAATACATATAACCACCAAGGCTATTGGTGGCCCAAATCTGTCCTGTAGGCATAATGCCTCCTTATTGCCGGGTTTAAATCCGGCCTGAGAGCATAGCGGATCGTTCTGCAACCATATCCGCTACGACCTGTTGTCTTGTTTTCGGAGTCTCCGTTTTCGGCCCTTCGGCAATCTTGCTTGTCTTTACCGTGAGGGTGTGGGCGGCGGCACCGCGTTTCTGTTCCAGTTTCTTCTCAATGTCGGTCTTGGTCTTCACGCCAGCGGCCTTCAGGATCGTTTTGTGAACGGCTTCCGCCGCTTCCAATAAGATTTCCTTCGGGCTTTTCGACTTGTCCTGATTGAAGATTTCAGCCGACTTGGTGTTAATGGCAGCTTCAAGCGCCGGGTCGCCCAGTAGGTGACTGTACCGGGCTTTAACCTCTGCTTGACCGGCGGCAAGGTCTTTCTTGTACTCCCGCGCCGCAATTGCGTTATCCGCTGCTCTGGCAATCTCCGCCTGTGTTATGGGCTTCGGTGCAGCTTGCGCCGGGCCGACTGCGTTCTTGATGATCTGCGTCAAGAGTTTAGTCGCCTCTGCGCTGTCGTCTACCAAGAACGCTTCACCCAACTTCCCGACAAGTTCCGGGTCCAGGTCTTTCGCCGATTCACCAGCAGGCGTGGCGCGAAGTACGGCCAGCTCAGCCTCTTTCGTTGCCAATTCCTGCGCCCGGCGCTCATTATCCTTGCGCTGGGATGCTGCATCTTCCAGCCGCTTATCGGCCGTCAGGTGCTTCTGGTATTCCTTTACCCGTTCCGGGGTGATCTCGCCTTCGGTCCCGAGCCGTTCATTAATCTGGTCGGCTGATACTTGACTGGTCTGGCCGTCGATCTTTACTTCAACGGTGACATCGTTCTCAACCTCTTCAGCTTCCGCCACAACGGGTAGGTCGCTTTCCTTCTCAATTACGACTCCTTCCTCGGCAAGTTCGTCCATCCGGCGCTTGGTGGCCTGGGCGAAAATCTTCTCGCGGTCGGTGAGTTCCTTGGTTTCTACTTCCTGCACTTCTTCAATCGGCAGTTCCTCGCCGATCTGGTTTTCTTCCGATACGCCTTTATTGGTAGCATCGTCTTTCATTTGCCCATCTCCTCAAGTTCAATTGCCACCCGCTGATCTGCGTCAGCGAGTTCTCTTACCGCGTCCCTGAGCCATGCGAATACCAGTTTCGGAACCCTGGCCCGTTCCTGGATCAGTCGGATAGCCTTAGCGTCCTCCGGGTCCACATCGAGCCATTCCTTGAAGGCTTGTTCCTCTTCCAATGATGCTTGTCTCAGTAGATAGCGGCCTACTATAGTATCAAAGAAGCTTTTCGCGGCACTGCCAACTTCAAGTGTCTGGCGTAGTTCCGCGATTACTTCCGAGTACTCTTCTTGTTCGCTCAAATCCCTTGTCTCCCCGTGCTGGCCTTGAAGTTCAGTTCATCGCGCTTCAATGCCTGGTCTTGTCTGCGCCCGATTTCTTTCAGAACTGAGAGTTCATGGTTCTTGCCCTTAAGGTCAAGCTCACCGGCTTTTACGCCAAGGTTTTCATATAGGGCTGAAAGTTTTATTTCCTTCTCCAGTGCCATCTTGGCAAAGGCTATTTCCCGGTCCACCAGTAATTTGTTTTGGTTGAGTCGGGCATCATCCTGTATCTCAATCTCCCGGAGTTGTAGTTCCTTCATCTTGATTTGCTCTTCCGCTGTCGGCGGAGGTGGGCCTTGCTGCTGTTCTTCTTCGCCTAGCCCGTTGAAGAACCGGTCACCGTTTTTGTACCCGGCGTTGCCGAATACCTCAGATACAACTTCTTCGCCTTTCAGTTTTTGGATCAGACCAGGGATAACAGCTACTGTGTTGAGGGCCATGGAAAACTTTTGAATCTTGCGCACCGGGTCGGTAGCTCCGTACCCGACATCAATTGTCACTTCAACCGCGTGTTTCAGCAGATCGTTGGTAACTTCAATATTTTCTGGAAGCTTGGCCCGGTCTTTGGCTAGTTGCAAAACCTTCGGGTCAGTTTCGTATGCTTTCTCCAGCGCCACCAAATGCCTGACTACCGGCTCAATGAACGTCTCGGCGTAGGTGCGGATGGTGTATTCGGTCATTACATTGGCGTTGTCTTTCACCATGCCCATACCGCCGACCGTTTCGCCAAGCTTGCGGTTGCTCATCACGCTTGACTGGCTGAATGAGCCCATTACTTCGTCAAAGTCGGTATTGATCCGGTCCTGGTCGGCGTAGGATGAGCCGGTCACGTCTCTTACGTCAATCGGCTTAACGTCTTTGTTGATATCACTGACCATTACCAATCCGCCAGGGACGGAGCGTTTCAATGCTCTTAAGTCAACCGAAGCGGCGCGACGGACAAAAGACCTGTTGTTCAGAGCCAGCTTGATATTGTCAAAGCGTTGGTTGAAATTGTCGTTACTTGCAGCCTGTAGCTCCTGCCCCAATTCGACCAGGCCGGAAGGGTTGCTGCGGTGCGTTTCAATGACGCTGTTCCCGATTACATACGGGCGCATACCGTGAAGCACAACTTCTTTCAGCGGCACGGGGTCGGTTAAGAGATGACCAACTCCCAAGGTGAACCACTGCATGTCTTCGCCGTCGATCTCCATGATATTGCGGTGAACCCATACAGGCGTATGCCCTGGGATAGGAGAAGACGTGTCGGTCGGGTCTTGCCTGCCGCCCTCTCTGGTTTGCCGGGTGCTGTCGTTTGCGTTCTCGGAAATAGCGGAAAGCAATTGACTTTCATCGAGCTTCTTCCATTTCGGGGCACCGGTCTTGGGGTCGAGCTTGGTCATCTCCGCCTGCACGTCTTTGATGTGCATCGGGATTAGTTCGATTACGTAAGGGCTAGAATTGATCGGGTCCAGCCAATCAGCGGCCGGGTGGATTCTCAGGTTCTCGTTCGGCACCAGAGAGACGACTGGCCGGTCATCAACTACTTCGTAAACCGGCTCATAAACCAGTGAACCGTCTTCGTTGCTGCCTGCCAGTCGTTCCTGATCTGTTTTGCGTTCCTCGTACTTCCATTCGATTCTGGCGATTGCACTGCCGTACACCTGGGCGTCTTGGAATCCACCGATAACAATCTTGAACCAGGGGATTGAGCTGCCAGTCAGGCGATAGTTGACCAGCTCCATCAATAAGTCGGCGGAATTCCGGGCTTCGGGGTTGTTGTAATCCTCGGCCTGGATAGAGACTACATCCTGGGTCGAGAAGAAGGCGGCGACGGCGGCGGCTTCGTTCTGGCGGACTGCGCTTCTGGTTTTGGGTCTGAATATCCGCGAGCGGGAAAGATATGCCGCAGAATGGTATTTGCTCCCGGCCGGATGACGGGACATGAAGTTAGAGATATTCCGTTCCCACTGCTTTCGCAGGTTGGCATCTACATAATTGGTCGAGGTCGAAAAGGCATCACTGGCCAGTTGCAGGAAGTCGGTTCCCTCGGCTTGTACTTCGTCTTCGAGCGGGGCGATGTCGTTCATTTGCCGATCCAGTTCGGGACACAATGCCCGTCAAACTTGGCGTTGCCCCTGATATCTTTGGGTAATGCCAGGATTTTACTTTCGAGCCTGCTCTTGCTGACTGTTTCTCGGGGGAGAAAGAACCGTTCCAATATCTCGCCGCCGACCTTTGCCAGTTTACTGCGGAGTACTTTCTCAGAATACAGGACTTCGTGCAGGTGGATAACAAACGGAATAGTCGAGTCCATGAACGTCGGCTCAACGATTTTGATGATCCCTTGCCTGGCGTCAACACAAGCAGACCATGCGTAACCGGGATATGCGGCGGAGAGAATTGTTACTATCGAGGATGCCAGCTCGAATTCGCGTTGCTGTCTGGCGGAGAGTGCCCCGGTGAATTCCTGCATAAAGAAATGGCCCGCAGTTAGCTTTCGCTTTCTTCACGGGCCATTTCAGGAAGTCCCGGCACACCGGGGGCTGATGGTGCCTGGTTTATTTTAACACACGCTCGGAGGCAATCTTAACCTGTCTAATGCCTCCCTCATTGATTGTTACACTGAAATTCAATACTTTGGTAGCTTTTTTTTCAGCCGCGTCAAATAATTCTTGTGCCAGGGCTGCCTTGACTTCTTCCGGTTTCAAAGTTTCCCCCTCAATCCTCTTTATAAACCCCTGTTCCTTCCTGGTTCGCCTTTTCAGTAAACCCCAGCTTCTTTGTGTCTTTACGCTTGAACTCATACACCACGGGGTCAGGCTCCGGGCCGGCCACTTTGTCACAGATATCTTTCCAGCTCTGCTGCCCGCTCATTAGTATGTTTCCTCCATGTCAGGATTAGACTCTTGAGCCGTCATCTCTTGGACTACACAATTACGACAGGCGGAGACTTTTTGCAATCCATTTAGTTGAGAGTACTCACAACCGATACAGTAGTCCCTGGTGTGTTCCCGGTATCCTGACAGCTGATCTTTGACCGGTTTAGGGAAATGGTTCATTCGTACCCCAACATTTCGGCAAACTCTGTCATCTCCTCAGTTAACACAAAATCCCGGTCTTCGGCCAGGAGATCGGTCTTCCATCTTCCCGCCCGCCCGTCGGTGATGTGGTTAGAGTGGAACTGCGTGTTTTCTTCCACCAGATGACCGTCGGCGGTTGCCGTGGTCGCCATGTTTCGGAAACAGGCCGTGAACTTCTTGACTTCCTTCGGGCTGGTGTTTCTGCTCATGATCTGCGCTTGGGTTATTGAGATACCAGCGCCCATGTACTCGCCGATGCTTTGGATAACGTGCGCCGGGCTGCTAATCACATCCTCGTACCGGATGATCAGGGAGCGGTCGGGAAACGATAGAAACACTTCGGCGTAGGGCTTGGCGGCCATGATCACCGATAGTGATTCCGCCGGTGTTTCGGTTGGCACAAATGCCCGCCGGCTTACATAGCAGTCTCGCGGATCTCTGATGGTGTAGATGTTTCTAAACCGACCCGAGAGAATCCCGACCATCGCATCTCTTGACGGGTAATGCGCTTTAATTACCATTGGGCCAGAGGCGTTTGCTATCACAGCGTCGATATCGCCAATATTGCAATATTGCGCTTGCACATCTCCGTATAGCCCTTGGGATATCATCCGGGCTATATTGAACGCCCATGTTGAAGCGGAGCGCATCATGCCGGAACAGATCGTAATCAATATGCGGCCTCCTCTTCCGGTTCCATTTCCTGCCGTGAGTATTCTTGAAACTCTGAAAACCCCCTGGCTATTTGGATAAACGCGCTTGATGGATGGCTGGCCCAATTATGGAGTGGCCTTTCCCCTGGCTCCCCGCGCTTATCGTTCCATTCGAGTTGGTAGTTCTCCAGAGCAGCCAGACCTTTGTCGCACTTCTCCTTGTCGAACCAGCACTTAGGCAGGATCATCCGCACCGAGTCAATCCCCTCCTGGTTGCGGAGATCGGTTTCGCGCTTGACCGTGATTATGTTCGATACCCCCAGCGATTCCAGGACTTGCTTTCTTGACAAGTTGTTTTCCTGGGTCAGGTCGGTCACGTCGATATCATGCGGCAGATAGTGAAAACCATAGTTATATCCCAACTGCTCGCGCTTCTCTCTCATGATTCTGACGTAGTGAGTCAGGGGAACACCTTGATTCTCGTAAAAGTCAATGAACCTGAACTGCCCGCCGTAATACTGGAAGAACCAGATCGGGTTTGAATCGTTGCGTCCCAGATCCCAGCCAGTATGAACCAACAACGCCGGGTCATGAGGTACGTTTCTAATCCGGCGCTGTTGCCGTAATACTTGGATCTCTTTTGCCCAGAAAGCGCCACGAACAGCCGCTTCAAATGCTTCATCCGGGGTGCTTGGGTGCTCGCGCTTCATCTTGTCGCCGAGCACGGCCGCTTTCTTGACATACCAAGACTTCTGGCCCTGGTCTAGTTCAATGCCGAACTGGCGTTTCAGGTCTTCAAAATACTGCTGCATCTCGGAGACAATTAGAACATCTTCATCCAGCCGGTAGCTCGGCTCCTGAAACCACGGGAAAAAATGGAACTTATAGTCCATCTGGGTCAGTTCGGCTTCCTCGTCCTGCAACTGACGCGCTGTCTTGACCATTGCCGCGAAGTCACCGCCGCGCCCTTCCGCCGTTGACTCGACAAAAATCATCTGCCCGGTTGAAACTGCCTCAAATGCGCCGGTTTTGATCTCGTCTGCTTTCTCCGGGTATTTAGCACAGATTTTACCGTACTCGCTGACCAGCAAATATTGACAGGTGCCGGAACGATACGAGACACCGACTGAGATTGTCGAGCCATTGGAAAACTGCATCTCGGTTTTACTGTCGGTAGTCGGCCAGACCAGCTCTTTGATATCGGCCGGGAGCCGGGAGTATGGGAATTGGATTTTACGGCGGAAGATCTTGGATACGTCTTCCAGGTTATGCGCGATGATGCCAGCCTCAACCCCGGAATTAAACAGGCACTCGTCCAGGAAATAGAGGCAGATAAACGTGGTCATACCCAACTGCCGGGCCTTGAGTATGATGTTCAGATACCAGATCGCCCTGAACAGCTGGCGTTGCGCCCAATTCATCTTGAACTGGACTTCCTTTCCCCGCTTGTCCCTGATCCGGTAGAGATTGTCCATCCGCCACCGCTTGTTGCCAAGCAATGCGGTTTTCTCTGGGTCGGTCAGCCCGGCCCAACCGACCTCTGCGCATCGAGCTTTGACTGTTTGTATTTCGCTACTGGACACGGGGGTATTTCGCGTTGTAAAAACAACAACTTAAAAAATCGTGCCTAACATTCATCTTCGCCCTCTTCCGACTCCGGCAGCCCTCTGGTTTTGCCATCGACCGCCTTTAACAGCTCG